ATGCCTCTGCTAGATAGATAGCTCAACATGTTGTCTATACTTTTCTGTTCTGTGTCTGATAATATTCCTGTTGTATATTTTTCTAACCATGTGTCCAACGGCTTAGTATTGTTTGGCAAATTCTTTCTGTTGAATGTTATAAACTTTTTCTTTTCATACTTAATATCCCTCTCCTCCTCACGCATGGCCTCTATTGCCAACTTACGTATGGTATCTTCAGGTATTCCGATGTAGCTCATGAACTGCCTCATCTTGTAGTTCAGTTTGCGTCCGATCACGTAACTTGCCTTGAAGCCACAATTGAAACAATGGTAACTCACAGTGCCGTCAGCACTAGTCATCAGTCCGCCACGTTTCTTTTTATCCGCAGTCTCTCCGTTGTGTACACAACAGGGTGCATTGAAACTTATCCAACCACTTGGAGTTTTTTTTCTACCCGCAGGCAGACTTGTCAGAATTGTATTCTGGATCAGGTTCATAAACTATATTTTACTGTCTATATAGGATTTTGTCAATCACGCCAGTGTCATCTGCGTCATTTCCCCAACTGAACCTCACACTATGGTAAACTCCTGTGAAGTTGAAATTGGTAACTGTGGTCGAACTAGAAAACGTGTTAGCAGGTGATCCTGCATCGTCCATGGTAATATCAAAATAATCGCTGTTGCTAGGTGACGCACTCATGGTGCCTTGGACTCTCAAAGTACCTGAGAAGTTTTTGGTGTAGACAGCAATGGTGTGCAGGCCCTTGTTGTTGTTGATACCTGGTCTTGCATCTATAGAACCAGAGGTGTATGTCAATGGTCCTCCTGATGCTGTAAAGGTTGATACATTTGTACTTGCTAAGAATTCTGGATAAGCACCGTCTAGCAATTCTATTGTACCAGCGGCCGCATATCCTGTGTCAGCATATGTGATTTCTCTGCTACCATCTGATTTGACTTCACGAACTGCGAAGTTGTAGAACTTTGCATCTAGCGGTAACAGGTCACCTTCTGTGATCGTACAACTAGCATCTCCCTTTGTACTCACGGTTGAACCGTCATCTAAAATGGTCAATGTCTTTGTAAGAACCGCTTTTTTGCTCTCAGAATCGATCACATTTAGCTCATAGGTTTTGGATGTGATATCCTGCGCCTTCTGATCTTCGTTTTTGAACGTGAATGAGACTGGGTTTGATACCCCTCTGTGTAGTGTTAGACGTCTATCGTACACTTCTGAATTCCTCCCGTGATAACCACTTACGTAGGCTATTACCAACTGTGATAGTAAATACCTTGAAACTGTTTGCATAGTACATATTTAACAGTATTTATAGATATAGAATGAATGAAATTTTTAACACACTAAGAGACAAATTTCCTTTCCTAAGTCTAATCAGAAAGGGCGATTTGGAGTATGTGGGCATAGTGCAGAATGAGGACACAAACGTTATCAGTTTCTATGACTATGGCAGGCTTATGTTACCGCGGGACAAGATGCAGTTTTTGAAGTGCGGTGAGACATGGTGGCACGAATCCAATCGTAAATTACCAATTAATATATTCCTTAAGGGCGACTTCAGATATTTTCGTTCTACTTTGATTACCTTAAATTCTAAAGACGTAGAAATTGTACATGGTCCTACAGTCAGACTGTCTGACATTTCTAAAAAAAGAGTAAAGAGAAGAACAATCCAACTAGTTAGAAAACCAGTTTAGCCTACTTAATTTTAGTAGGATCAGTAATATTAATACCACAAACTTTCTCAACATATTTCGTCAACGGACTATTAGGTTGATAAGATTTAAGTTCTGATGTTAATGATGTATTGCGATTGGATGTCTTACGTTTTTTTGGAAGTTTTTTCTTACGTTTCTGATGGTGCATCAAAACTATATTTAGCACTGCTGATCAAATTCATCTGTACCACTATGGCTTGTGCATATGCCACGGCGTGTGATTTCTTAAAAAAATATGATCCATCTGTTGGTTTAGTCCACACCTCTTTCATAATGTCAATCCAATCCTTATACATTAATTGACGCTTTGCAGGACGTATGATTGCTAACACAGCCGCAAGTTGTTCTATGGTCTTTGGCTCCAATTTAGACACTATATTAAAATGACCATTCAGGTGAAAAAGGTTCTTTACTATGCTTGGATCTTTAAGCATGTCCCAGTCCGGCTCTTGTATCATTAGTTCAACAAGTTCCTGCTCTGATTTTACATCTTTGTATATGTTCACGTTTAAACAGTCTATCTTGAAGTAACCTCTGTCCTCTGCATTTTTGTAATCTAGAGAAGCATGTCTGGTTACAGGATGTTCTGGAACAGCATGAAAGTAAACACCAGTCTTATGTTTCTCAGATTTACCATCTTTGATCATAGATGCTGGTGTGTGTTTAAATAATTTTAATGTGTTGTCTCGATCAAAAAAATCTATGTCTACGTCAGGCATTAGTGTATTCTTCCTTTTTCCTTTTTACTGTGTTCGATAAACTTTTGTTTTGATCCTGGTTGTAATAGTTCGGCAACTTCAAGCATTGCTTTGTAACCGTCACTTTGTTTTGTTTTTAAGTCCATTTTTGGTAAGATAATTTTCCCAATAGAACCGTCTTCCTTGATAGTAATTGCAATATCACCATCTTCGAATTCTAAATTATCTGCAATTTGTAGATCAATCTTAGACAATCTTTGCCTCCTTTGCCGTATCCTGTACCAACATAAGATCTGCTGGGTAACTTTTTAATTTACTTGGCCAGAAACTTGGGTTTATAAATTTTTCTATCATTTGTAATTGTTCGTCGTTAAAAGATTTTAACATCCTTTTCCCTGCACTGCAACCTAACAACAGCCATGGACTTATCTTTCCTTGCTGAATGTGTTGCACTGCTCTGTTGGTGTTTACAAGTCTAAAGTAGTCCGACCACTGTGCATTTTGTTCGTTTGCCCAATCCATCATTGTTGCTATGCTTCTTTGTAGTGCGGCCTCTACTGGTTCTGATTTCAACGCTTCTATTAGGTACGCCTCATATAGGTCATCCCTTGCCCAATGATCCAGTTTGATCTTTGACTGTAGAACATAATCGATGTACCTTTCAGGATACAATGGGTTGATATGCATAATAAATCTACCAAACTTTACGAATGCGTTGTAGTATGAGCTTTTTACAAAGTCATCATATGTCTTTGGTTTAGAATTGTGTTGGTGTATCTGATAGAATCTTTGGAACACCATGAACGCATTCACAACCCATTTCTCATCACGTTGCAGGTATCTTCTTTTAGGTTCGCACAGATGTACTTGTAGTGTGCGTTCTTTGGCAAATTCCTTGCCACAGTATGTGCATCTATTTGTCGTAGCCATGTGCTTCTATTAGTTCCTCTAGTTCTCGATCTGTTATCACTTTATCTAATGTTTCTAGGTCACTTTCTTTCCACGTTGGATATATTTGTTGCAGTTTTTTGAGGCTCTTGTTTGGAACACGCTTCATTGGTTTCAGCCATGGGTGGAATTGTTGTGTCTCTGCTCCGCACATAGCAGTAAGTATCCATAATAGTTTTTTGTGTTTACCCAATGCGAAACAGTGCTTGTTCACACATTCGTTGATCATCTCTACGTAATGTTCAACATAAAAAGGATCCTTAGATGAAACATTTGAAACATATCTCATCAGCATGTACGGTGAATACAACGATCTCTCTTTGTCATCTATTCTGTCAAAATAATCCTTGTTCCTAAAGTCAACGGCCTTCAGACCGTTTCTAAGATCAAAAAATTTTCTATTTTTTTCTGCTGGCATATTTTAATCCAAACATTGTACATTCCTTTGCGTTTACAAATGTTAATTTTATTTTATTTTGCATGTGATTCATACCTGAAAGTTTACATTTATGTTTACGTATAAAATCAAAGAAATCGTGCATCCAGTTTTCGTCCGTCCAAACAGCGATCTTGTTGCTGGTTATCATGACCGGGGCATCTATTGTTATTGTTTTCCTACCAGACTGAGCCATAGTCCACCTGTTCGCACTGCCTGGAGATGTCCTTGACAAAGTAAGCACACATGGGTTTTGGTCCGTTGGTCAACGGCACAGCCAACATCTGTCCTGACTTAATTTTAGGGAAGTACCATTTTACTTCCGTGTATATGTCTACCACATCTATTGGATAGAAATCTGGTTTGGGACTAGACAGCGGATTGAATGTAAATGCATCAAACCCCCTATCGTTGAGACTTGTAATTGGTAACACGTGCATCTCTGATTGGCCTGCCTCTCCTATCAGCATCTTCCAATCAAGTGGCATCTTTATCTTGTATGGCCCGATCTCTAACACAGCCGCCGGGGCGTTGAAACTCTCTAAAAATATCAGAGGTATGTAAAAGAAATCTGGGTTTGCTGGATCCGAATTATCCAAAACTGCAAATCGCAATTTCTCATCCACCCATTCTGGAATCTTTTCTAGCGTGTATGTTCTGTTATCAAGTGTAAGGATTTTCATAATTTATCTTTTCTATATTATACGGGTAATTGGCCTCTTTGTAAAACTTTTTCCTTGCTCCAAGATGTCTTTTTGCAAACTTACAACTGCTGGTGATGTCCCATATTTGAACACTGTCTTTGTCTTCTGCTTTCCTAATTCCACGTCCTATGCTCTGTATCACTCTCACAAACGACTTACCTGGCTCTATGAGAACAAGATTAAAAATCCTAGGAATATTAATACCAACAGCGGCAACTCCATATGTGGCAATGATAACTTTATTTGTTGCAGTAGATATTTCATCATATTGCTCCTTCCTATCTGTGTTTTTTGTTGATCCTGACACGAAGACCGCGCCATCGATTTGTTCTTCGAGTATCTCCCCTGCGGAAATCCTGTCCACAAGTATTAGTGTATTACCCGAACTTGATATGTCTTTAATTGTGTTAGCCACCCATTTCATTCTGGTTTTGTCTGTGGTTAACCATTTTAGTTCTTCACTATATGTCTTGAACTGTGGATGATCCTGCGTTTGTAAAACGTTTACGTGGCAGTTTGCTAACACACCCTTGTCTTGTAGTTCACTGGCTCGTATTCTATTTGACACTTCACCGATGCTACATTTTAATCCCATGAATTCGTAATCTGCTTTAGGCACTGTGCCTGTAAGACCCCAACGTATGCCACAATGGGCAAAAGGTCCCGTCAACAATCTTTTCAATACATCCGCCTTTGCCATGTGTACTTCGTCTATTATCACTGTGTTGATGCCTTGTATTGCTTCTAAAAAATCTGTCGTGTGTTCATCCTTGCTTTTCTTTTCTAACACATTCAATGACTGCCATGTTGCTATTGTGTTGAACCTTCCTAGTTCCTTACGGTCGCCGTAGTAAACACCAACGTCTAAATTACAAGCAATGAAATCCTCTTCCGTCTGAGTGACAAGGCTCTTGTTTGGAACTATTGTAAGCGTTCTTCCGTACGGTTCGACCAGTTGGCATAGTGCCGCAGTAATTATAGTCTTGCCTGCACCAGTGGCGATCTCTTGTATGCTTTGTGGATGTTCAATAAATTTGTTTATGGTCTCCACTTGATAATCTCTTAACGTTATTGGTTGTCCCGCGGCAGGATGATTCACAGGCCAGGTTATGTGTGATAGATAATCTTTATCTACTGCATTGAATTCAAAGTTGTGTTGTTGTCTTTTATCCACAACATCTATGTACACGCCGCCCTCGTCTAGTATGGGAATTATTTGGTCAACTAGATTAAGATAAGTCGTGCCGCCGAGACCAAAGAAACTTACCTTTCCATCCCATCTACCTAATTTTACTGCTGGTAGATGTCTTGCGTATGGTATCTCGTATTTGAATTTGTTAGATAATTTTTTACGCCATTCGAGAGAAAGATTCTCGAATTTTACATTTACTTCATCTTTTATTATTAGTTTACAACTGCTCATTCTAAAGTTTTATTATAATATGATCATGCCAATCCCAATTACTCGGTTGGTGATCACTATAATACAACTTTTTTGGAAGATTTTCAAGAAGTCTTTTTAGGTTATCTGTGCCTGTGGCATAATAACCACCACCAAGTGCTACCAACGATGCTTTTGGTTGAATTTTACTTTTGATTAGTGATCTTGGTATTCGATTCCTCACAAATATTATCTTGGTATTATCAGTTATCAGTTTGAACTGTTTACTCATTTGGTGTATTTCATACAGGTTTTCAAAGAACTCTTTGGATTTTTGATTGTCAAGCAAGTAAGTTCTTTCGCTGTTGAAACGCTCTAGATCCTTTTTGTAGATTGGTTCCTTCACATCAAATCCCCAACTGCAATCATTCAATATGTCAATACCGTGCGCCTTGAAAGCATTTAACCATTCCCAAAAATTTTTCACATCGGCTTCCATGTGTATGTCACCACTTACAGGCATTACCAATGGAAAGCAATTTAGTTCTACCAAACCTTTAACGACTTCATTTTTAGAAAAGGCTTTTGAATCTATCCACAATTTATGATATTTGTTGTGTGCTATCTTCTTTCCTATTTGCGTGTGTGCATCGACATCAATACCTTGCGTGGATATGTTTAGATTTTTTAAAGAATCAACCTGTTCCAATGCTGATTTATCTTTTAAATTTTCGTCCCAGTACTCTTGTAATGATTCCGGAGCATCACGTAAAATTATTTCTCCACCTATTAGATGTGCTGATGCTTGTCTGTGATTTATTATGTTATTTTTTATTTCTTCATAGTCTTTCAACAGGCTGTCATCTGTAAATTTGAAATCATATCTCGCCGCTATCAATGTGAGATAGTATGCTGTTACATCAGTGTGTAAGAACGTCCATTTCTTTGCCTCGCCATCATATTGACTGTACCCTGCTGGGAAGTCACGTGTATCTTTAAGACATCTTATTAACTGTATGACTTTTTTGTTGTATGGAAATCTTAGTTCTATCTTGTCTATGTTGTCCTCGTCTGTGTATTTTTCAATGACTTTATCAAAACTTATTATCCTAAATTCCTCCTCATATTTTGGGTTATCAAGTAATGTCTTAATGTCCATTCCGTGTGCTTGGAACTTCGTAAGGTATCTTTTCAGTATTACCAGGGCTAAACGTGCCTGCTTCTCAGTCCATGAATATTGTGCCTCTGCTAATGATTTCACCGTTTCATGATCCTTAGGATGAGGCTTTACTGTTGTATGTAGGGGAGTTGCCCACAAATAATCATTATATGCTAGTATTTTGAGTGCTTCGTTTATTGTTTTTGGTAAATCTGTGTGCATATTAGTCATGGTATTTTAGATAATTATTAGTATATTATAACATAATTGGTAATACAGTCAACCATGAAAAAGATAAAAAACAAAGCGGTAAATGTAAGGAAACAACTTAAGGTTAGGTTGGAGAATACAGCGACAAGATACAAGAACACAGTGGGGTTTCGACCAACCAAGCAACAAGCATATCAGTGGTTTAGATATATCAACCGTTCTTTGTTTAACAGCAGATTACCAATGGTTGACATACACGTCAAAAAATTGCACAAGGACTGGGGCAGATGTGTAGCCGATTGGGACAATAGGAAAACACCAAAAGGAAAATTTGATCAGCGTGTGATACCGTATCATATTGATGTACATTTTTATATTGAATTACACTGTAAATTTCCAAAATGGAAGGACTTCATAGAGACGCTGGCACATGAGATGGTACACTTATATCAAATGACCTGGGTCAAAGATCCATATTCAAATCACAACAAAAATTTCTTCGCTTGGAAAAATAAATTTAAACTTGCAGGCCTAGGCCTTACTAGGTGTTAGTATAGTTTCAAATTCAGCATAACTTATAACTTTACTATTACCAAGATCAGTACCAGTCTGTAAATTGTTTAGGTACTCTGGTGGACTATCATGTACAACTGTGAAATTACAGTAAGGTCTCATCTTAAGTATATCTCTAAACTGTTTTAGCCAGCCCTCAAATATCTGATCATTGTGTCTTTCGCCGTAGTTGTTGGTATCCTGGTACATGTTGTTAAACTGGCCTTTGCCGTACTCTCTGAAGTCAAACCCCAACAGGTATATATTTTTATGTCCATGAACCGCCGCTGTCCAAAAGGCCGCGTTGCCAGAGATCCAATGAGGATTGTCTGGAATAAGATGTAACATCTCTTTGTGCCTGTTTACTTCAATAGCAGGTGTATAGTGAACGGTCTTCCGACCAACTTGATTATTACACATTTCTATAGTAATTTTACTGTCAACACTGAAAATAAAATCGGGCATGAAATCTCTGTAAAGAGCATTACATCCATATGTTTGTCCTGTCTCCTTGAGTCTATTGAGATCAAAATTTTTCCTTGAAGGACCATTTCCTATGCAGTAAGCGTTGCCTCGTGGTACTGCCTGCACATCGTCGGCAAACCATTTCATGTCTTTAGTGCGTTTACCGTTTTTGATAGTGATGTTCATACAGACTTCTTCGCCTTCGTATTTCTTCCATTCGATTGGATTGATTATGGCCATTATAGATATCTCTCTAGTAGCCTTTTCTTTATCCTAGTCCATGGTATGCCTTGTGCTATCTCGTCTTCAAACCATTCGGTAAATGCTAGTCTATTGGCCCAGTTTGATCTATCTGGCATTGTAGGATTATTGACAGTGGAGAAATCCTTATTACCCACTTCGTAACATAAACTTGCTTCTGATACAAACACAGGTATGCCATTTATCACTGCCTCCATGGCAGGGTTAGAACTATGGTTTACAACGGCCCAAGCATCTTTAAGAATGTCTTTGAAGTCTGTGTCATCTATCTTACTGACATCTATTATAGGATTTTTAAGACTTACATTTGGATATTTCTTAACATCGAACCCTACGTTGTTTCTCGGATGCGGCCTTATCTGTATTGGCCGATCAGTGTATTTTCTTATTTGCTGTACCTGTGATTCAAACCATGTCCTCATGTCCGGCATGCCTGCCCATTGTTCAGATGCATGGTGTTGGCCAAGCACTATAATGGTTTGTCCCCTTTGCTTCCATGGTTTGAATGTGTGCTTAAATAGATGCCATCTCTTGTCGTCTATATCTTGATTTGCAAAGTCTGCCTTTCTATTCACCCCGTTGATTGCAATCTTGAAACTTTTATTTCGTCGTAAACCGCCAACTTCTAGTACAATGACTGGTTTATTAGCCTGTCGGTATCTTTGCCATATCTGTTTGTAATTCCTCATCCTTCCAAGCCATAACACGCTCCAGATTACAGCCACGTCGGCATCGCTTGATTTATTAAGTATCACTTGATCTCCTGCGTCCTGTAAACTTTTAATGAATGCTTTGAATATAGGCTCCGAGTTCAGAGGCCCATGTTGTGTCCAAACTTCTATTTTCATGTGCTAGACGGTACGTTTTTCCAGTAATCCACTGAGAATATATCTGCGGGTGCGTTTGGGTTGGCACGTAGATCGTTCTTCCCGCTTGTCCCAACTTTTTTACGTTTACCTTTCATGTGGTCCATGTACAATCCAAGTTCACTATTGACGAAAACATGATGTCCTTTTACTCCTATCCAATAACCTATGTCATTGACCTTTATGTTCTTCTCTTGCCTGTATTTTTTTGTTAGGTGCCAAAACACGTAACTGTCGTGCCATTCCAGAAGTTTGAATACTTCGTCTGTGACATAGAGTTTTTCCCAGTCGTTTACAAAATTTTGTATCTCAGGATGTTTCATGTTATAACCAACAAACCCACATTCTGGGTATTTGCCGCCATCATTCAGTTTAGGATTTTCTCTACCCAGGTAAGTTACCATTGTGTCTGAGGGTAATAATTTTTTAAAAAAGTTTATCGGCACGGGTCGAAAACTAAAAGTATCTGCGTCTATCCACACTACGTAGTCGTACTCCTTGCTGTTTCTTACACCATTTACAACACAGAATACTTTGTTTGCAAATCGGACGGCCGCCCAAAGGTATGACCCTTTGTTTTTATCCTTGCCACCTTTTACTTGTAGTTCCGCAGGACGTCTTACTCCTCCTGGTATTTCATGTAGTTCTCCGTTTGCTACAGGATCGTCCTTGTGTTTGTTTTTGAACTTGAACAGTTCGGGTTCAGCAGTGTTTAAGTCTATCCATTGTATTCTCTCGTACTTACAGTCTGGTTTGGCTTCTTCGGCGTATACCACAATGTCGATTTCTTTTGGAAATTGCTCCGCCATGGATTCTATTCCTTTTTTTCCATATTGTTCCCAACTGCCTGGTTTATATGAAGTAATAACTTTTATTTTCATGTTACTCCTATTTACTTTCAAAATTCATGTTAAATTTATTTGCCCAATCTCTCATTATCCATGCAGGTATGGCAGACTTTTGGGTTTCGTTGTTTCTTAAAACTATGTCTTTTAAACAATCTTTTCTGGCAATCTGATTTTGATAAAAATTTTTTGTTACTTGCTCGTTTTGTATCCATCCTTTGACGGGCGCCGTCCATCCTGTCTTGTGTTTTGATATAATCTCATTTGGAAATATATTTCGATATGCCTTTTTACTTAAAAGTTTCGTATCTGATTTATTGATTCCTATTTTTTCATTGGACGGAATACTCAAACCATATTTCATAAATTTCTTCGTGGCTAACGGGAAACGTCCTTCCATGCTAAATGCCATACCGTATGTGTCGTTTCTTATAAAAAATTCTTCCGGAACTTGTGTTACGCAGTCTAATGACATATAGGAATTTACAGGATCAGCATCGTTATACAGTTCCATTGGAAGATTTTTTATTAAATATTTTGTAAGATCGTTTCTGCTAATTGGATAATGAGAGACTAGGATTGGTCTTTTAATTCTGTTCATCCATTGTTCAACCAACTGTGTCCAATTAGTCACATTCTGATTACGCAATTTCCAATACTTTGGATAGCCACCAAGCACTTCGTCTCCCATATCACCGGCTAGTGTGACCACTATCCCGTCCTCTGATAAAAATTTATTAGTGTAATAATACATGGCCATAGATGGATTGTACACAGGTTGCTCCATAAAATAGATGCTTTTATCCCAGCAGTCTTTGACCAATTGAGGAGTCATTGTGACAACTTTATGATTGAACTTAAACTGTTCTGCCAGCATTAGTGCTTTGGAATGATCGTCATTGTGATCATCCTCACGCCACACTATGTTTGGTTCCATTTTATTTGTGTAGGTGTTTGTGGTGTCGTGCAGTTTACTGTGTTCGTACGCCACCATGCCACTGTCAAGGCCTCCACTTAGGAATATACCTATCTTCCTACGTCCTATGCTACACATCTTCACGCTTTCTCTGGTAATGTGTCTAAACTCTTCTTCGTCAAACTTATGCTTGTTTGTTGCAACTATAAGATTTCTTTTTTTATTTTTTATTTTTTTATTGGCAACGTCATACACTATTGTTTCACCGCTCAAAAGTTTCTTTACATTTGAAAAGAAAGTGTTTTCTGTAACGTTTACACCAACGTGCGCCATGCAACTGAAAGCCAATGGATCAATATTTCTTGAGCCTTGGACATGGTCAAGCATGCCTTTGATTTCACTGCCAAATATTAGTCCTTGTTTTATTTCGGCGTAGTACAACGGTTTAATTCCTGCGTGGTCCCGCGACAGCCATAGTTCTTGATTTTGTTTTTTGTAATATGCAAACCCATGCATAGAATCTATCTCATCAGTGAAATCTAGTCCGAACATGTCCAATCCCCATGCCAGTAATTCTGTATCGCAACCAGTCTCTCCTACAAACCCTTTTTCGCTGTACTTGTCTCTAAGTTCGTAGTAATTGAATATTTCTCCATTGTAAATGAGATAATTCCCCGCAGGAGTTTTCCAGGGCTGGATTGAATTATTAGGATGTCCCATTATTGACAGAAGATTGTGTCCTAGTGTGAGATTGTTGTCAGGTGATGACCATACCTTTGACCCATCTGGTCCTCTATGACTACAGGCAGTGATGTAGTCTTGTATAAGTTTTGGATTATTATCGGTAATTCCGTAAATTCCGCACATTAGTAACCTAACTTTTCCTTGAACCTTTTAAACACTGTGCCATCTCTAATTTCTTTTTCTGTCCATTGCTTGTAGCCAATGTTGCACACCCATTGATCTCTGTCAGGATATTCGGGTGTTTCTATGTTGTTAAGATCTTTGTTTGCCACGTCCCAGCAGATTGCAAGGTCTGATGTTACAAAAGTGGGGATACCTCTTACGCAACTGTCAATACTAGCAGTGCTGTTATGCGTAATTACTGCGTGGCAGTTTGCTATTGCTTCTTGGAAATTGAATCTGTAGTATTTCTTCTCATCTCCACTGAAGAACTTTTGTCCTATTATGACTTTGCAGTCCTCTGGAAATTCTTTTACACGTTCTTCAATGTGGGCCATATGATTTGGGTGTGGACGTATCAAGAACTGTCTGTCCGTGATTGGTCTGATCTTTTCGTATACACCATTGAACCATTCTATTGGATCCAACTCGTCCATACTCCAGTTGTCTTTAGGCTGTAGAACAAAAAGTATTGGATCATCTTGATTGGATTTCCTCCATGGTTGGTATTTTATATTCCACATCTTCTTCATCATTTCCCAACGATCGGGTGGCGAATTTTCACTTAAAAAGTCTCCATTATTCATGGGTGAATAGAGGCTGACTCGCCAATGGTGTTTAGGATGTGTGATAGTGTTGCCAAAACTTGATAGTATGCCTCCGTCAAAAGTTATTATGTGTATTCCTTTTTTCTTTGCACGTTCTACTAGATCTCTTCTTCTACCTTTGGTGTGGTGCATCTGATTTGATCCGCCATAGCCAAACATACAGCCTATCCTTGCTGTTGGCTCCATCTCGTTTAATGTCCACTCTCCGGTCTTGGTCTCATTAACCATGATTGGATTATCACCACAAGCACGTATGCCTTCTGCCATGTGTTGCAACAGTTCGTAACTTGCCCCACGTCTACGGTCTTTTACAGTCCTTCTAAATATTTCAACGTCCATCTAATATACCTAATGCCCATCCGTTTCTAAATTCTTCCTGAGTGAACTGACCATATGCTAGACTGTGGAACACAGGTTCTCTGTCAGCATAGATGGGAGTTTCAATTTTACTAAAGTTATTTTCACATATCTGTCCACAAGGGTTTTCAAAATTGCTAAAGCAAGGTACACCATTGTGTAATGCCTTAATGGTCATGGAACTATTAAATGTGACCACCGCGTGTACTTGATCCCACTCGAATGGTTTTTCGGGTTGCTTGTTGTCACTTGGCCCTGGCAACATTCTTCCCTGCTCGTCTAAATAACTTTTTGGATTGTAAGGTTTTTCTCTTATAATAATTTGTCTTTCTGTATTTGCTTTTAATACCTGTAAAGTGTCTTCCAGCCAGGTCTGTGCATTGAAGTGTAAAGCCATACTGTGGCTAGGTGGTACCACTAGCACATATTTTCCATTTTTGTGGTATGGCAAAATTGGATCACCTTTGTAATATTTTTTGTATCTGTCGTCTGGCCTTTGTTCGTGGCTGGTCTTTACATGTTCGTTCTTGACACATCTCATCCAATAAGGTGTTGCTCGGCTTTCTCCCCAATAGGGCCTGTCGATGTAATAAAAATCTTTCTTGTTTTCTTTCGCCCAGTTGTAAACTATGTTGGTACCTCTCAACACTCCCATAAATGCAACTTTTTCGCAGTCTTCCTTCATTGCATTTTGGTAATTTACTATTTGTGCCGTGGAGCCTCTTGCAATTGATTCAATATATTTTTCAGTGTTGGCTCGTTCCGTTCGTACGCAGTAAAACATAATCGTAAATAGTTATCGATGAGAAACTTGGTTATTCAATATTATATAGACATTCAAAAATATTCGCAACCTGGTTTTAACAATCTAAAACCAAGTCCTATGGAAACATATAGCAGACATAGTTTCCAAAAATATTGTGCAAAGTACAATTTAGAATATCAAAGAATTACCGAACCAAAATTAGCATTCAAACACCCTACCTGGGAAAGATTTGATCTTTGGGTGGACCGTAGTTGGTGGGAAAAATATGATCAGATCATGTACGTTGATAGTGATGTGATCGCTTTACCACATGCCGGAAACATATTTCAGGAATACCCAGAGATAAATCAAAAGTTAAAAACCTGCTACTATCCTAAGTTCAGAGGCGCAACACCAGATGGTGCAAAATATAACCAAAGGGTCAATCCGTTAGCCGACAACTATACCGGAGAACAGATCATGCAACGATTTGTTCAGCCTGGGGTAATGATGTTAAACAAAGTGTCTACAGAATTTATGCTTCCTTGGGTCAGCAAATACAAAGAAGTCACCGACGACAGGATAGACGACGGCATGTTTCTTAATGGTTGTATAGTAGACAGCAAAGTTCCTTTGTTAGATATGCAAAGAATGTATAATCATAAAAATAACGGCGAGAAATTTGATTATAACAAGGTTAATTTTTTACATTGTGCCGGCGGCAAGAAACACAAAAGGAATGTTAAGATTTGGTCCAAGTTGAAAGATATATTTCCTGATGTTGAGGTAGACTTGTCTGGGCTAGAAGTCTAATCTAAAATTTTTATTAAGTTTGGTATGTTTATCTTAAGATTTACCATGTCCTTGGCCTTCTTATTTTTTGGTTTTGTTAATTGTAGTTTTTCAGTTTCACAAAGTATTACATGATGCTTGAGTCCAAGATGATGCGATAGGCTTGGATAAACTTTTTTGTGCATGAATGCTTTGTGTGTCAATTCATAAACTTTTGTTTTTGGCCTGCACCATAAAAGGTTTGTTAATCCAGCACCATGGGGAGAAACTATATGCGTGGCTTCAGCGAAAGTTTTTACTTGCTCCTCTATCGACATATTTTCTAAAGTCACTGTCTCCCAGCCTTTCAACGCCATAACAAGTTCGTCTTGATTCTTTATGTTCCTGTTTTCGGCATCTTTCCTTGTAATAAAAATTTTACGAGTAGGTTTTATATCATCCTTGGCTACAAGGTTTGCTAGATGTCTTATCCACTTCGGCATGTGAGGAGTCAGGATTCCATCTTGGTAGTTGCTCATACTTGGCACAATGAGGTGAGCAAAACGCCAAGTTTCTTTTTTGGGTATTACTTTGTATTGCAAATCAGGGAAAAACACCTTACAAATCCTGTCGAAGTATTTGCTAGGGTTGGCTAGAATGAAAGTGTACTTTTCAAAATTGGTGCTCCATCTTTTTTCAATGAGTCGGAACTTGGATACGATGTCTATCCAAATGTGCCAAGGGTTCTCAGCACTGTACTCGTCGATAGGCAACCAAACATATTTCCAAGTGCCATTGAACTGTTGTGTGATCGGTGGCATCGTGATATCTACTTTTTCACCCCAAGATGTAAAGATATCATGCACCTTGTGTGGTTTGTCACGATATTTTGAAATCAAAGGCCATACATGATTTGTAATTAATTTCCTGTCTTCAGTAACCAATACTGGTAAGCAGTTCACACTGCAATTTGAAAAATCTGCCACAAATGTTGGTAAAGTTGAATAGGTGTTTATAATTCCAAAACTTTTAAAATTAAGAGCATACTGGTAAGATTGATCAATGATGTCCCATTGGTTAGTGAAAAATTTAATATCTTGTATGTTTTGAACCGTTTGCATATCTCTTATAATTAATGTATAATTATCTTATGACAGTTTCCAGATTGTTTCTTAATGGTTGTTCTTTTTTGACCTTCAGGCCACGGCAGGGTGTGGATACACACTGTGGAATAGAATTTGCTAAGAAAATGAAACTTGATATTGCGGTAAATCTAGCAGGCGGTGGCAGGGGAAATAAAAGAACAAGTTTTACAACAAAAGTATGGTGCGAACGGAATCCTGAGATAGCAAAAGACTGCTTTTTCCTTATAGGCTCAAGTTCTGGCATACGGGTTGATTATCCAACAAATGACGGTTACAAAAAAGACAAGTTTCCTAGCATAGACACTACCTGGAGAACCTACAGTCCAAACAAAGATCTGCCCTGCCAGTCCTTTTGGAAATACCTGATGAGAACTGGTGCCGACCTTGATCAAATGATACAGATTGAATCTTTAGATAATATTTTAAATTTGCAATATTATTTCGAATACAAAAAATATCCTTATTTGATATACCATACAATATCAGATCCAGTAGTCAAAAATTCTGATATAAAATTATTATATGACAAAGTAAACAAAAAAAGATTTTTTAGACAAGACTCAAGCCATGTAGATTATGTCAAAGAAAATAATCTAACGATTTCGGAAAGTGACGAACACCCAAACACAGAAGGACACTTACAGTGGGCCACACTACTCAAAGAACATACAGATGCTAACAATCTACTCACCATTTAATAATAGGAACAGCAAAGCATGGGAAGTTTTCAACGGCGTTGAGAAGTCTTGGCCTGATCAGATTACAAAATTAGACAATGCAGTAGAACAAGATCCTCAGATTAATTCTATGTTTTGGGGTTTTGTTGGCAATAACAGAAAAATGGTAAAAAAGTTGGAAGCACGGAATCATCAATTTTGGTTCACAGACACCCCATACTTTGGAAGATTTGAAAACAACAATTTAAAACCTAACAACCATTACTGGCGTATTTGCAAGAACGCCATACACGTGCCATACATAAAGAATTGCAAGGCAGATAGGTTTGAAAAGTTTGGAATGAAAATAAAGGCGCCAAACTTTGCTGGCAAATACATATTAGTTTGTCCAAGTTCTGAGGGGATCCACAACTATCTAGACAGACCAAATTGGACAAACGAAACCATGGAACAGATTAAGAGATACACGGACAGGCCTATCAAACTTCGACACAAGCCTAGGGGCAGGGGTACATCAGGACCGAGTGAGGCAAAGGTACCCCTATCCGAGGATCTAAAAGAGGCCTGGTGTGTTGTGACGAGTTGTTCTATATCGGCGGTGGAGGCCATCTGTGAGGGAATACCTGTGTTCTGTGACAACAGAAGTTTTGCTGTAGATGTTGGAAATGTAGAACTTTCAGACATAGAGAATCCCTATTATGGCGGGCCTGAGCCATGGTTGTACAGTTTAGCATATCAACAATTCACTCCTGAAGAATTCGAAGACGGTACAGCAGTTGAGATATTAATAGACAATGGAATATTGTAATGCCAAAATTAAAGAGTTATGATACAGATAGTTTTAGTTTTCCTATAGGAGGCAAGTCTATTATGTTTGCAAATGTAAAAGGACAGAGGACCTACATAAAAAATAGAATGGACAGATTAATGACTAAAGAACCAGAGACAATAAAATGGATCAATACCTTTGATAATGACAGTGTGTTCTTTGACATTGGTGCCAACATCGGTATATACACACTTTATAGTGCAATGACACGTAACAATATTGTGTATTCGTTCGAGCCACATGCGGCAAGTTACAAGAATTTACTCGACAGTATTAATTTGAATAAACTTCAAAACTGCCAGGCATTTTGCATAGCACTAAGTGATAAAATTGCCATGTCGTCTATAAGCGTCAAGAACATGCATGAGGGAGTAGCAGACAATATAGTGGGAGAGCGTGGCGAATACTACCATGGATGCACAGAAATAGATCTTGATTTTTTAGTTGATAAAGGAATATTACCACAGCCTGATCATCTTAAAATTGACGTAGATGGATTTGAAGACAAGGTTTTAAACGGATCATCAACCACACTGCAGAAATGCAAAAGTCTACTTGTTGAAATTGATAATAAGCATGTGAACATGGTGAACAAATTGCAAGAGTTAGGACTGGTTTTGCAATCTAAACACAAACGTAATGAAGAAGAACACAACTACATATTTAAAAATGCCTAAGATTGAAAAAATCAATGGCTTTTGGGTACCAAGCAATGACGTGCATTTAGATCAATGGAAAGACGGCAAACCGTTTACACAAAATAAATGTTTATTAAAATTTATAGAATATTGTGAAAGCGAAAATAAAAAATTTAATCATATTTTAGATATAGGTGCATGGGTAGGCACTTGGAGCATGGCAATGAATAAATTTTGTGGCAGGGTTGTTGCATTTGAACCGGATACTGTTCATTATGAATGCTTGGTAAAAAATGTAGGCGCCGATATAGAAACACACCAGTTGGCCGTTGGCGCTGAACAAAAAATGATTTCATTATCCGAAGATGATTTTACACAAAGCAAAAGAGTTGTAGGTGCTGGGACAATACCCATGATAACAATAGATAGTTTAGGTCTAGATGATGTGGATATGATCAAGATCGATGTTGAAGGTCTCGAAATGGAAGTGCTTAAGGGGGCAGTTGAAACCTTGTCAAACGTACAGTACTTGATGATTGAATTGAACAACAACACCAAAAAATACGGTAGTAATAATTTTGAAGTTGAAAAATTTATTAGTTCCTTAGGTTTCAAAGTTCTTATCGAACACTGGCCTGATAAAATTTTTTATCGGGTGTAATACAAATTAAATATTAATATGAAAATTTTCATTACAGGTGTAGCAGGATTTTTAGGATCTCATCTTGCTGATCTTATGTTGTCACAAGGGCATGAAGTCGCTGGTAATGACAACATGATTGGTGGTTATACAGATAACGTGCCTCAGGATGTGCAATTCCATCAGGTAGACTGTTGCAATCTAGAGAACATGACTAAAGCCATGGAGGGGTGTGACATAGTGTATCACACTGCCGCCACCGCATATGAAGGGCTGTCTGTTTTTTCACCTGTGCTTGTTACACGGAATATTTTTGAAGCCTCTGTCACCACTATTACAGCGGCCATAAGAAACAAAGTAAAACGTATTGTATATTGTTCCAGCATGGCCAGATACGGCCATCATGATGTGTTGCCATACAAGGAAACATATGAGTGTCGTCCCCAAGATCCATATGGTATAGCCAAAAAGGCAGGGGAAGATGTTCTACGTAACTTGTGTGAGACCCATGGAGTTGAGTATGTAATAGCAGTGCCTCACAACATAGTTGGACCAAGGCAGAAGTATGACGATCCTTTTAGGAATGTAATGAGCATCATGCTCAATAGAATGTTACAAGGCAAGCAACCTATAATATACGGTGACGGCAAGCAAAAAAGATGTTTCAGTTACATTGATGATTGTCTATACTGTTTAAACGCTCTAGCATTTAACGATAATGTGGTTGGTGAAGTAATAAACATAGGCCCTGACGAAGAACCAATTACCATCAACGAATTAGCAGAAGCGTGTTCTAACGAAACAGGCATCAACCTAGAGCCCATACATCATAAAGACAGACCCAAAGAAGTCAAACTTGCCACTTGTTCATCAGATAAAGCACGTAAACTTCTTGACTACAAAACATCTACTAACATGAGACAGGCAGTCAAAAAGACCGCTGAATACATTAGGACACGTGGCACTAAAAAATTCCAGTATCACCTGCCCCTCGAAATAGTAAACGACATCACTCCAGAAACTTGGAAAAATAAATTGATATGATTAGTTTCTGTGTTCCTAGTCGCGGCCGGCCGGAACTAGCAAAAAGATTAGTAGACACAGCCAACGAGACAGCAAAGTTTCAAACAGAATTTTTATTTTATCTCAATGACGATGATCCAGCACTAGAACAATATAAAGATTTATTAGATGAGAACTTTTATACTATTGGTCCAAATCAGTCCACTTGTTTGAGTTGGAATCAAATGGCCAGTAAGAGTACTAATGAAATTGTAATGTTAATGGGAGATGACGTGCAATTACAAACAGCGGATTGGGATGAAAAAATTAAAGCACAGTTTGATAAATTTGAAGATAAAATTTTAATGGTTGTACCTAGCGATGGGAGGCGGAAAGGCAGTGGCAATAAAGCAGAAGTTGAACCAACTTTATGGCCCGACGAAAGTCTACCAGCGGCACATTTTGCGGTGCACAAAAATTGGCTAGACGCTGTTGGGTATCTTGCACCACCATTTTTTTGGCATTTTTACGTAGACACTTACACCCAAAAGGTTGCTAGAAAATTAAACAGGTGTATGTTTTTGCCAACAGTAGTTTTCAAAGCAAAAAAACTCTTTGATTCGACTGCAACAAATGTTAGATCACACCTTAATATTGCAAAACGTGATGAATTTGTTTGGACAAAAGTCCGAGATAGGCACTTGATGTCAGATGTGAATTTATTACAAAATTTTATAGCGGATAAAAACACTTATTAGATCTGTGTTTCATTATAAACAGATTAAAGGTAATTCTATTAGTGTCCTGATTGCTTTCATACGAGTGCCATGTCTTCCCTTGTTGCCCACAGAATACAAACGTTGAATTAGGTTCCCATTCTGCTTCCTTAACAAAGGCATCTTCGCTTTGTGCTTTGTACATTTTAGTGCCAACATTTTTTTCAGGTGTGATGTATGTAACTGAACTCCAAACTTTTTCCAATCCTTCCTGGTGTATGTAAAACTTATATGGAAGTGGTGGAGTAATACTAATGTGTGCGTTTATACCCAGTGTTGTATATTTCCTGTATGATGGGAAGATGTCTTGTATCTCTTTGATGTTTTGATATACTTTTTCACAAATGTCTAATGTTTCATCATAGAAGTCTATGCCTAGCTCTTTGAACTGATTTGGAAAAACATGAATAAGGTCATTGGTATGTTGATTAAGAAATTTCTCTTCGCACTGTGTTTTTAATTTAGCGAATGTTTCTTGGTCGAATGTGTCTGTGAAAATCTGGTGCGGCCATGGATCTCTCTCCACTACCGTCTCCAAACATTTTTGTAAAAATCTTTGTCCAATCATTATGCACTGAAAAGATTTATCAACTCCTTCTTCCAGTCATCGGCATATTCACAATCTCTATAACCGTCAAACCATGGGCCACCTTCTGTGTAGTGTAGTATTTTTGGATGTCCATCTTTTGGTTCTTTGTACCAACCTACCAACCAATTGTACTCCAAAGGTAAAGATCCTATTTCGTTATCATCTAACCAACTGAATCTATGTAAGAACTTTGGTGATTCTTCATTAAGCAATTCAGGAGTAAGTATTTTATTTTTAGGGTGTTCGCAGTTCCAAAGTACCATACTTGACCAATTTTTTCTTGGATATGACGTTTGCACTTGCCCGTCCATTTTAGTTGTTTCCTTTGGCGTGTAATCATGTTGCACTACAACCACTGCTTTAGACGGATCGCAGTATTTTACAAGCTCATGGCTAGGTACCTTCCATAGGAAATCACAGTCACAGAACACTGCCCATCCCTTAAAGTCATTCATGTACGGTACAAAGAATCTTGTGAACGTAAACTCAGTCGATGCAAGTTTGTCTATTGGTCTAGTGTATAATCCCTGGTCTCGCATCTCCTTTTGCTTAAGGGGAATTACTTCTGCCGAAGGGTCTTTCCGCTTGATGCTGTGCTCACACACCTGGTATGCTATGTCTTCTCTGCTATCGTGCCCTACGTAAACTTTCATTTTCTTCCTGATAATAATTTGTGTATTTCTTGCCAATTACTTACACGGGTAACCTCAGGATGATCCAAATCTTGATTGTATGGGTGGTCAATTAATATAGGCTTTAAACCGTATTTGAGCCCGGCTACAGCGTTCTTTGGCTTGTCCTCGACCCAATATAGTCCGGTGTTATGAAACTCAGATAAAGCACCATCTTTGTCAGCACCCGTGCCTAGTATATGGTAATTTGTGAAAACATGTTCACCGAATAGTTCGCCAAGTCTTTTTTTACGTAACTGTTGTGCAGGTATATCTGATGTCTGCGAAGTTATAGGGATGAAGGTCCACCCTTCCGCCGCTAATAGTTTGACCCAAGTTTGTGATTCTAACATTGGTCTCTGTGTGCCCATCCATGCACTCCTATTGAATTCTCTTATGTGCTTTCTTATTTCATCTTTTGTTACACCAAAACGATCTGCCATTTCGTATGTGTTTTCTTTGTCCGGTAATAATCTGTGTGGATGATATCTTGCACCCTTCTCATCGAAGAGAGTTTTTTGTAACATCCATTTTGTGAAATGGTGTTCCCATTCCAATAACACACCGTCTACGTCTGTAAGTATTATTCTATTTGATGTCTGCATCTTCCATCCCTGCGACTCTCAGTTTAACAATATTTGTTATTTGCCATTGTTTCTGATCTAGTCCTTTGGTGATGCCTAGCCATTGATTCCTTATCAACGCAAAGTCATTGATTATTTTATCCATATCAACAACATCGTCCTCGCCGTCTACATATTTCTCTGCGTCTCTGCTTGATAATGCTCTGTTATAATTTTCTAAGTATTTTCTAAAAGTTTTTGATCTTAATCTTCTCAACTCTATGTTGAGATATTCTAGTATTGCTTCGAGTTGTTGTAGTTGACTGAATCTCTCTTCTACTATTCCTGGTAGTGAGGCACTGGCTCTTTCCAAGTTACCATATATCTTACACTGCTTTTTGGCCTCTAGCAATTCTTTGTCAAAGTATGCTACGCAGTCTGGTATCTTGTCTAAGTTCCTACTTACTTCGTTATACCAATTAATCATCTTCACCGTATCCGTCTGACTCATCGTCTTCCTCGAACACAGTATTGATTGCTTCTTCTAACTTGGGATCGTATTCGGCAGACGCTTTGATTTCGTCATGTTCTACTCCTATGTCCTCAAGACTTTTAATAAAGTCTATCGCACAGTCTAGTTTCTGTCTTTCTGGCACGTAGTGGGTGACAGAATTCCATAAACGTTCTATGTCTTCGTGTGTAAAGTCGATCATTATTCTTTGTCTTCTGGTGCTTCCTCAGTTTCTTCTGTAGGCACTTCTTCTTTAAACTCTGCCATTATCATATCTAATTTATCACCTACCCACGCTTTTCTGAACTCTATGTGTTCTTTACCTGCCTTGTCGATGTATTTCAGTCTGTTACCTTGTTGAACTAATAAACCTTTTTTCTCAAACAAGTCTACAAGACCGCTGTACGGATTCATTCCTGTTTCATATGGAATCTTAACTTGTACACCTTCAAACGGTTTAGCATATCTAGTTTTCATGACTTTACAAGCGGCTCTAATACCTCTTACGTCAGTTACTTTATTGCCTGCTTCGTCTTCTTTTAGTTTAAGTTTTTTCATTGCAACAACAATACTTGATGCATAGATAAATCCTTGTCCGCCCGATATCTTGTCATCTGGATCAAACATGTCCTGTGATGCGTATGTGTGGTTGGTTGCTATAAGCCCTACGTTCCAACTTCCAAACATGTTCACACAGTTTCTTACCAGTGCCGTCAATGCCTTAGGTTTTCTACCTAGGTCACCTTTCATGTCACCTGCTTCAAACTGATTAACGTCTGTTGGTGTAAGCATCATACCCAAACTGTCTATAACGAATAATACTTTAGGTGCACCTTCTTTGTTATCTGCGTGTTGCTCTTTGTAACCTTTCATGAACTCCGACACAGTTTTTGCAACGTCATCCACCATTGACATGCTTAATTTTAAGAGTTTGTCTTCTGATGTGTCTACTTTCAATGCCTGTAACCATTTTTCATCAAGTGCATTCTCTGTATCAATTAAGATAACAAATATACCTTGATCCTGTGCATTCTTGATTATGTTTCCTGATGCTATGTAACTTTTTCCTGCTCCTGATTCTCCTGCAAGTACTGTAACCTTACCTAATGGAATACCTCTGTTGAAGTCACTGGTCATCAAATAGTTTAATGCGTAATTTCCTGTCGATATCCAGTCTGTTGGATCGCTGAATCCAATACCTAGTCCTTGGATTGATTTTGTGATGCTCTTTCTAAATTTTGTTGCGTCGAATACTTTTGTCATAATTTTGTCCTTTGTGTCTTCTATTTTAGCATACCTAGGCCCTAACGTCAATGCTAGGGCCTTGGTAAAATGTCAGATTATTTTGCTTGTCTTGATCTAATCAACTTCAAGATGTCTTCNGCTCTCTTGGCACTNTCGCCTGCNGGAGCCNNCGTTGCCGGNGCCGCCTCAGGTTGTGGTGCTGGTGCAGTTGCAGTCACAGGTGCCGCTGTAGGAGCCGCCTCTGTTACTGGTGTTGCCGCTGGAGCCGATGCTGTTGGTACTGCTACCTGTGGTTTACCTTGGTAAGCCATGCCCGCAGGTCTGAAGTACTGTCCATACTGCTCAAGATCATAAGCCTCACCTTCCACAGATTTGGCAAACAATTCTGCAATTATTTTTACCTCTGCTTCCGTTGGCTCTTTTGGTCTGAAGTCACCTAGATTATGTAAACCGTGTGTGTCGATTGCGGCTCTCTCTGCCTCGTCTAATGCACGTTCTCTTCTTGACCATTTTGATGTTGAGTAGTCAGCATAACCACCTTTTGTTGTTTTAGTAATTCTAAAATCAACACCTTTCACGTAATCAGTTGGCATTTCCTCCATCTCTGGATCCATTAATGCTCCTCTGATAATGTTAAAGATCTGAGGTCCAATTATAAATCTTCTGATTGGGTTCTCAGGAGTTGAGTCCTCTGCTAACGGATTTGTTGTTACAAAACCTTGGAAAATGTAACTTTTCTTTTTCCAATATTTCCTACCCATGTCTTCCATGCTTTTGTCTTTGAACCATGGTCTAACTTCTGTTAGCACTGGGCAAGTTTTGCCATACATCTCCATGCAAGGTACTTGCACTGTAACTGGTCTAGAATCAGTCTGACCTTTTATACCTGCGAAAGGTAATTTGATCATGTTTCTTTCAGTCCAGAAAAATGTATTGTTTGTATCCTTATCGGGCAAGAATCTNANNACNGCTTCTGATCCTTCTGCTATATTCCAATGTGGATAAATGGCGTTGTCTCCGCCTGTGTTGGAAGTGGAGCGATTCACTTCTTGAGATTTNAACTTCGCTCTTATTTCAGCTAATGATGCCATAATGTAAGCCTCCTTGTGTGCCTATGTTTGTTTTAGTTTGCCTAAGTGTATATTAGACATATAGTACTTAATATACAACTATATTTATCAGTTGTCTACTACTATTATTGGTAATGTGGAGGTTTTATTATTAGATGTTAGCTAGTTGTTTGATTCTATCTAATT